GTACGCGGTGGCCAATGCCGCGTGGTACGTCTCCCGCGTGGGCTGGGCCAACTCGATGTTGCGGTTGGCCGAAGCGGCTGGCGGCAACACCGTGGCCCAGGTGGCGGGCGGTGCGCCGTTCCAGTTCTTGGGCTTCCCCGTCGTCATCGCCCAGGTGATGAACTCCACCACCACGGCGCAGGTCTCGACGGACGGGCTGGCGTACCTCGGCGACCTGCGACTGGCGGTTACGATGGGCACGCGGCGCGGCATCTCGATTGATGTCGATCCCTCGCGGTACTTCGAGTTCGACCAAATCGCGATTCGCGGCACCCAGCGTTTCGACCTGAATGTGCATGAACGCGGGACCGCCTCGGTGGCTGGCCCGGTGATCATGCTGTCTACCCCCGGATCGTAAGGAGAATTGCAGCATGATTACGGCACAGAATGACAAGTTTCTGTCGATCACTCCCCCGGGTGCGATCGTCGATAACGCCAGCTACACGACGGCGAGCATCGACACCGCAGGCTTCGACTACCTTCGGGTGTTCGTCTACCTCGGTGCCACGGATATTGCGATGGCCGCCCTGAAGCTTCAGGAGAGCGACACCGACGGCAGCTATGCCGACGTGACCGGGCTGGTCTATGGCACGTCGGTCGGCATTGGCGGAACCACATCGGCCCTGCCCAGTGCGACCGATGACAACAAGGCCTTCGTCTTCGAGGTCGATCTTCGCGGACGAAAGCGGTACTTCGATTTGGTCGCGACCGCTGGCGATGGCTCGGCGGGAACCTACATGACGGCGTTCGCCCTGCTCTCTCGTGCCAAGGACTACCCGGTCTCGGCGACGGAGCGAGGCTTTGCCAACATCCTGCGAGTGCCCGCCTAATGAAGGTGGAACTGCTCAAGGGGTGGCTCGGGCACAAGCCGGGTAAGGTGATGCACATGGCCGATGGTGTGGCCAATCTGCTCATCCGCCGGAAGATGGCCCGACTTGTCGAAGACGTTGTTGAAACCGCAGACGCTCGCCCAGTGATGGAGCGGCGTCGTAGCCGAGGGAAGTAAGATGCCCTGGAATCGAGCTCAACCACTGGTCTCAATGGATGCTGTCAGGCACGCTTGGCGTGTGTCTGTTGGCCCAGTGGTCGAGCCGGTTTCGGTGGAGGATCTCAAGCTTCATGCTCGGATTGACTCGGGCTTCGAGGATTCCAAGCTACAGTCGTATCTGACTGCGGCTCGGACCATGTTAGAGAAGGACACGAGACGCGCGTTCTGCACGCAGACCGTCGTCGTGTCGATGGATTTTCTGCCGACCTATATCGTGCTGCCCGTTGCTCCCGTGCAGAGCATCGCATCGATCACCTATTACGATTCGTTGAACGTACAACAGACTCTCGCACAGACCGAGTACGAGAGCGATCTTTACGCGGAGCCCGCGTTGATCCGGCCCGCATTTGGCAAGACTTGGCCGACGACCTACGAGCGATTCAACGCGGTCGAGCTCACCGCAGTCGTGGGCTACGGTGCTGCGTCGGCTGTGCCCGAGGATGCGAAGCAGGCCATCCGCATGTTGGCCGCGCACTGGTACGAGCACTCAGAGACCGTCATCGTCGGGACCATCTCGAAGGAGATCGACCTTAGCTACGCTGCTCTCGCGGGTCGCCTGAAGTGGGGGGACTACGCATGAGGGCCGGAAAGCTGAGCAACCGCGTCGAGGTGCAGCGACTCGTCGGGACCGTGAACGCGGCGGGACAACTCGACGAGACAACGGCGGCGAACTGGCAGACGTTCTGTTCTCGATGGTGCGAACTCATCACCCGAGGATCTCGCGAGTTCTTCCGTGGGGTCGAGGTGGCGGCGGACATTACGCACCAGGTGACGATGAGGGCGGACCCCGAGAGCAAGTCGTTCACGCCGAAGCAGCGGTTACGTCTCGGCTCGCGTGTGCTGTCGATTGCGTCTCCCCCGCTGGATGTGGACGAGGGCGGCGAGATGGTTCGCTTCCAGGCTATCGAGGTGCCGACCGATGGCTAACTGGTGGGGCGATGGCCCGAAGCCAACGAAAGCCCAGATTGCAGCACGGGGCAAGGCTAAGCGGGTCTCGGGCGCGAAGTTCAAGCAGACCATTGGGCTTGCAGTCGCCAAGGAGTTGGGCGGAGCGAAGGCACTGCGGAAAGCCATCGGTCGCATCAATGACAAGGTGCGGCAGCGAGTCATCGAGAAGGCGTTGCGGAAGGCGTTGCGAGTCTCGCGTCGTGGTATCAAAGCACAGATTCCCGTGATGCAGAAGTGGGCGAAGCCTCTCGTGGGAATCTTCGTCGGGGCCACGAAGGCGAAGCAGAAAGTGTGGCAGGCTAAGACCGGTCTCGGCGTTGGCAAGCGAACCGAGAAGACGCGGAAGGCACAGCGGACAGGCAAGAACACATACACCACCCGCAAGGGCGAGACCAAGAACAAGGGCGTCGGAATTGCAGCGGCCAACATCCATTGGGCTGTCTTGGGAACAGCAGACCGCACCGACTCGAAAAACCGATTTCTCGGTGCGATGCCACGCATGATTCCCGACGCGGTTATCAATGGCTGGAAGGGATCGCAAACGGAGATGATGAACGTCTTCAAGATTGCGATTCAAGAAGGCATTGATAAGGCGGTGGCGCAGGAGGCGAAGAAGAGTGGCAATTGAAACCGGACTCCGCACGCTGCTCCTGGCTCAGTCGTCTATCACGACGTTGGCACCGGCACAGACTGTCGGCGGTGTGTCGTTCCCGGCGGTGTTCCTGGACAATCCGGCGGAGGGCATGAAGCCTCCATTCATTCTCATTCAGCAGACCGGGCACGATCCCTACAAAAGACTCGACGGCACAGGCGGCACGCTGCGTCTGTCGGAGATCGACATCGACAGTTACGCGACCAGTCGGCCCGGGGCAATCGCATTGAGTAACGCGGTCGAGGTGTTCTTGCGTGACTATGTCGGGGCAGCCGGGGCAAGCGACACCGTCAACGCAGTGCTTCACGACAGCACACTCGATGACATCGTGACCCTCGGGGATGGCCGCGACCAGCGGCATTACGTTCGTTCGTTGTCTTTCAGAATCCAGCACACATGAAAGGAGGTGGCCCTTGGCTATCGTCAAGTGCAAGGGAACCAAGTTGCAGCACACGGTGGCGGCTTCGCTCGTGGACATCGCGCAACTGTTGAGCATCGAGCACAGCGGGTCTGGCTCCGAGACCTTCGAGTCTACCACGCTCGACGGCTCGACCTACAAGACGTTCGCCCCGACCGGCTACAGCAACCCAGGCGAGGTGTCCGCTGAGTTGTTCTACGATCCGGCGTTGTCCGGCCATCAGGCAATCACGGACCTGATCGCGACTCCCGCTACGAATGCGATGAAGCTGATCTACGCCGACACTGCGGCGACGAACCAGTCTTTCACGTCGGCTGGCGTGCAGTTCGGGGCGACCGTCGATATGGGCGACGGACTCAAGGGCAACGTCACTTACACCGTCACTGGCGACCCGGGCTGGCCTACCTAATGAAAGCCAAGCTACTGCGTGATGACATCGAAGTCTCACCGTCTGCGGTCCTGTCCGAAGAGGAGAAGGCCCAGACGGTCGAGCGGGTGATTCTGCGGAATGGGCAGAATCGGCCCGTGACATTCTGGAAACAAGGTGCGATCCTCGACCGGCCCGACTCGTTCATGTTGGTCCGCATGGGGATTGCCGAAGCGGTGGACGACGAGTGCAGGCAGCGGGCTTCGATGTCTGCTGCCGAGTTCGCCAAGGCGCAGCACGCCTACGCGCGATTGAATGCGGGCATTCATCCCGATGACTTCCCCCTGTTCGACGCGGGGATCATCCTCGGCTACTTGCCCGACGGAACTTACAAGCCCGGTCCCAACTGGGACCAGATGCCCCAAGACGGTGACGACGATGAGTAGGAAAGCTCTCCTGAAGCGAGTGCCCAAGCGTGTCGAGATCAACGGCGAAGCGGTCTATGTGCGGTCGCTGACGATTCGCGAAGCCCTCGCGTTCGATGAGGCGGCGAAGGCCAATGAGCAGAGCAGCTTGCGTTACTTGGTCTCGACCTGTGTCGTGGATGAGTCGGGCGCGCAAGTCTTCGCTGCTGACGACGACGCCATCGGAGACATCCCGGTGGATGTGGTCAAAGAGATTGCCGACGCGGTGCTCAAGGTGTCGGCTCCCGGCAGTGTGGAGAAGGTCGCAAAAAACTAGCTTCCGACGATCTGGTGCTGTGGGTCATGCGACTCGCGGCGGCAGATCGTCGGTTAGCGAAGTGGGAGGAGTTGCTTGACGAGTTGACCCCCCGGCAGGCCACTGTTCTTCAGGCGTTCCACCAGCTAGAAGGATTCGGCGAGTCCCGCGAGGATCGGCGGGCGGCTGTGTCTGCGTCGGTGATTGCGTCATCGATGGGGGCGAAGGTCAGCACTGGCAAACTGTTGGCGGCAATGAGTCCGGCGAATGCACCCAGGGCGAAGGCCATGAGTCCCGACGAAGTGGCCCGTGGCATGTCTCGATTGAGGACTGACTGATGGCGGTGATCGGGAATCTTGTCGCCAACATCTCGGCGAACGCGACCGGCTTCTTTACGGCCATGTCTGCGGTCGGGTCGGTCATTGAGTCCACTGGCAAGGCTGTCGGCTCGGCTGCCAGTGGCATCGGGAACGCGATGGGCTCGATGGCAAGCAACGCGGGCAGTGCCTCGGCATCAATCATTCGGTCGATGGGCTCGCTGACTGCGGGAGTTGCTCGGGCAACCGGCACCCTCGGGACCGCGTTCGCGAAGTCGTACAACGACACACGCGTTGCGTCTGCGAAGATCAGGGCGGTGCAGGAGAAGACGGCGGCTCAGATCAACAAGATGCAGGCCAAGAACGTCAAGGCTGGCGTCTTCGGGGGGATGGTTCAATTCCACGTCCTGGCGGCAGGCGTGCGGACTGTAACCAATGCCGTGAGCGGTTCGCTGTCCGCGTTCCGCGAGAGCGAGAAGGCAGGGAAAAAGCTCGACGCGGTACTTGCGGCGACTGGTGGCGCGGCAGGTGTCAGCGGCGAAGAGATCCGCAAGATGGCGGGTGACCTCCAGTTGGTCACCAACTTCGAGGACGACGCGACCATCAACGCGGCTGCACTCCTCGCGACGTTCACCCAGATCAAGGGCGACACGTTCCAGTCGGCGATTGTTGCTGCTCAAGACCTGTCGGCGGTGATGGGGCAAGACCTCAACTCGTCCATCGTGCAGGTAGGCAAGGCTCTCAATGATCCTGTTCGTGGTGTGACTGCACTGCGAAAGGTCGGGGTCTCGTTCAGCGAAGAGCAACAGAAGCAGATCAAGCAGTTGCAAACAAGCGGCGATCTGGCTGGGGCTCAGGCAATCATCCTGGCCGAGTTGCAGAACGAATTCGGCGGGGCGGCTCGTGCAGTCGCTGACCCGTTCACGATCTTGGGCAACGTCATTGGCGACATCATGGAGATGCTCGGCGGTGCGTTGATGCCGACGCTCCAGACGATTGCCGTCGAGGTGCTGGGCATGTTCCAGAGAAACACCGAGGCGATTCAAGGAGCATTCGCCACGCTGACCTCTGTTCTCACCGATAACGTCGGCCCGGCGATCATGTTCGTCCGCGATGCGTTCATGGTGGTAGCAACGGCTATTGCGAACATCGGGACCATCGGTGAAGTGGCGATGCTGGAGATCGAACTGGCACTGCGACAGATGGCCGGAGCGACTCAGCAGTTCTTCATGGTTGAGGTTCCCGCGTACTTCAACTGGTTCCTCGATAACTGGCAGAACGTGTGGACGACGGCGGTCAATTTCGTCGGCACGGCGTTTGAGAACATGGGCTCCAACATCGCGTCGGCGATGGATGGCATCTGGAACTACATCGCAAGCGGGGGGACTGAGGCTCTGGAGATGGCATGGACTCCCCTACTGGACGGTGCAGAGAACACCATCGGGGCATTGCCAGAGATCGCGGCCCGCGTGCCGTCAGCGGTTGAACAAGAGCTTCAGGCCAGGGCGAGTGAACTGCGAGAAGGATTGATGGAGCAGTTCGGCGGGGCGATTGGTCCGGCTGTGGAAGCGGCGGCTACCCCTGCGATCAAGAACATGCAGGCCACGGCGAAGAAAGTCGTGGACGACACCGAGGATGTGGTTGCCACCACGCGAGAGACCGGCGGCGTGGCAGCATTGCAGGCCGGATCGGGCGAGGCGTTGTCAGCGATCCTCGGGGCAATGCGTCGAGAGAGCGACCAGAAAGAGATGCTGCGGCTACAACAGGAGCAGGTCGAGTTGCAGCGTGAGCAGTTGCAGGCGACCCGCGACGCCAACGACGACGACGAGACAGTGAGCATCCAATAATGGCCGTGATCAAGATGGGGCTGCGGCCCGGGCAGGAACTGGAGTACCAGCGTCCGCGTGACTCCACGTCTTCCCTCACATGGTTGGCGGTCACCAACAACAACCTCGATACCTCGCAGACCGTCTACCAATACGGGCTGGATATCGGGCTCTTGCCGTTGCCTTACATCTCGCCTCACCCGTTCCTGCCTGGCCATCTCTGCCGGTCGGTTCGCGTTCGCCAGGACACCGGGGCGCCCCGGTCGTGGACTATTGAGGCGTCGTATTCGTCGGCACCCATCGAGGACGGGGAGGCCGAAGAAAACCCGCTGAACCGGCCCGCGAAAATCCAGTGGCGGTCGAACCAATACCGGCAGGCGATCTCTGAAGACGTCGACGGTCGGGCACTTCTCAACAGTGCGGGCGACTGGTTCGATCCTCCCGTCGAAGTGGACCGCAGCAGGTGGACGGCGACCATCTCGAAGAACGTGGCGACCGTGCCGACGTACATTCTCGATTACGCCGACGCCATCAACAACAACAGCTTCAGCATCAGCGGGATTCCGGTCGAGCAATACACCGCGAAGATTCAGGACATCTCAATCAGTGAGCTCAAGATTGAGAAGGAGTACCTGTATTACGAGTTCAGCTACACCCTCGAATTCAGGCGGGAGAAGTGGGAACCGTTTCGCGTTCTCGACCAAGGCACGCGGCGGAAGGTCGAGAAGACCGTCAACGGCCAGACGGTCATTGCCCTTGAACACATCATGGATGTGAGCAATCCTCCCCGGCCCGTGACATCGCCTGTGCTGCTGAATCTCAGCGGGGACAAGCTGAACAACCCCGGCCCGAACACTGCACGCTTCCGCCAGTTCTCAGTCTACTACGCTCGGTCATTCTCTGTGCTGCCGGGGATCAACTGATGGGCGTCAAGTTCACGCGGGAATCGGCCCAACGAATCGCGCGAGTGGTGCAGCGTGTCGAGGGCAGGCCGACGACGCAGCAGACTCTGCGCGGGTCGTATGGGTCCGTGCAGTACGATTACATCCAGTGCGGAAAGACGCTCGCTACTTCGGTGAAAAACCAGATGGCGGACGTGATGCTTTACACCGGATCGGCGTCGAACAATCTTGAATCGACGGGGCAGCAGATTGCAGCGTGGAACCGGTTCGGCACGATTCAGGCCGGGCGGTGGGTGTTTGTGTGGACCATGCCGTGGGGATACGAGATCTCCTCGGCAGAGTGCTGATCTTTTGAAAGGAGCATCCCATGCCGGGAGCACGTTGGACAGGCGGAACTTTCACGCTCGAAGCGGGCGTTGTGACCAATGAGAGCATTGCGTCGGGAGCGGGCATCGATGCCGACAAGATGCAGCACACCTACAAGCCGGGGACGAACTTCGGCCTTGTGATCGGTGGCACGCCGACGACTCGCGAGGAGATCGTCTTCGTGGCATCTCAGGCCGGGACCATCAGGGGATTCAATGCTCTCCTGAATGACACCGGCACATCGTCGAACATCACGTTTGACCTCAAGAAAAACGGCTCGACCGTCTTGAGTGGTGTGGTCACGATCACAAACGCAACGGCAGACCGATCGGTCCAGGCTGGCACGCTGTCTGCCACGACATTCGCGGCGGACGATGTGTTTTCTATCTCAATGGCGGTGAGCAGTTCGACCGGGGCTCAAGGGCCGTTCGCGTGGATCGAGCTCGAAGAGAATCAGGCTCCCTAGTTTGGACTCTGCCCGGCTGGCAATCGTGCTCGCCGGGCGTGGAGGGTGAGTGTGTACGTCCCGTTTTGCTGCGAGGTACTGAGCAATTTGCGGAAGTATTCGCGCGACGAGAACGCAACGTTACTCGCCGAACGCGAGGGGTATTACGGAGTGATCGGACCTGCCGACACATCTGGCGGAGAACGTGGCACGCTGCCATCGAGTGCATATCGGCAAATCACGTCGATCCTCTGCGCGGCTGATTATGTGTGGGTGTTCTATCGATGGCCCGAGAAGACCAGCATTCAAGGGCAGTTCGACAACTCCACCTTTGTCATGGCGGCACGTTATAACGAAGACCTCGAAGAAGAGTTCATCTATCGAGAGACCGACGCAGAATTAACAGCCTCGATGGCTGTTGCCTATGGTTGGTCAACTCCATCGGGATCAATCCGCACGGCGTTTCCCTTCAACGATAAGAGGCACTACGGCGTCGATGGCGAGGGCAACGTAACCTTCCACATGGTCGGGGCATCGACCGGAGGCACGCAGACAAGATCCGGCGTCCGCAGTTTCGCACCCGATGGCTCGCTGCGTTGGGAGTTGCCATCGGCGACCGTTCCCCCTGGCATCACGCTATGGCCACGGGAAGAGATCGCGGTATCGTTCGACGGCTCGGTGTGGTGCATGGCGTCATTTACGCCACCCATCAGCGGACCCGAGTTGCTCTACTGCATGAAGTACAGCAACAGCGGCGTCTTTCAGTTCGCCATCCCGTTGACGATCCCGACGGGTGAAGAGATCAACGTAGACGGCTACCAGATCGTCATGCAGGGGAGCACGCCGATTGTGTTCTCGACTCGATGTAACACGCTGCCTCTGTTCTCGTTGGCCGAGCGTGAATACAAGCATCGATTCTGGAAGGTGCCATCGAGCGGTGGTGGTGCGGTGCTCACATGGTCGCAGACGTTGACGAATTCGAACAAGCGACTCCGCAACATGACGTTCCCCACGGCAGACCTTCGGGGCAGCCTCGGCGGTCAGGATGCGTGGGTCATCGAGTACGACATCACATCGACCGACAACGAGCGGCAAGTCTTGAGGTACGGCGTGACCGGCACACAGAAGCCGTCGTACAGTGCGACCGTCCCGACGTGGTTCGGCCAGGCGTATCTCCCGCAGTCACCCGGCGTCGGCAGCATCTTCTACGGCGGGAACGCGTACAACGACTGCTGCGACAGCGACAGCACGGGGAAGCTGGTAGTCGTGGCCGGGCGGAATGCAGGCGTCACGACGTTCCCCCAGGTTGGCCCGGTGACGCCACCCGATAAGCCGAGGCTCGCGCAGATTGACTCCTCGGGGAACACCGAGTGGGTGAGTGACCCGCTGACAAGAGCCGAGCAGCCGAACGGCGACCCCAACGTGTTGGCATCGCAACTGCATCTGGCGACAAGTGGGAACGCGATCTTCGTGGCATCCGACGGGCAATACTGGTGATCGACCATCGGCACGTCGCATTCTTCGCCCAGGCAGTCCGCGACCTGGTGCCATCGAGCGGCACAGTTGACCGCGAGACTCTGGCGGCCCGGCTCGACCAGTGCGCCCCGTGTCGCTTCCGTCGAGGGCAGCAGTGCATCCCGATGGACTGCAACTGCAAGATCGCAGGCGTGGCCGTGTGCCTCGATGGACGCTGCCCGCTGGATCGGTGGGCGAAATAAAAAACCCCCCGGTTATGGAGACCCGGGGGGCTTCGAGCCAGGAGTGGCAGGCTCTCTCCGCTCGTTAGACTGTTGGTGCGGGTCGATGTCAACCCGCCGGTGCCTCTACGCCACGAGCCAGCGACCCCGAGGGATCAGGCAGGAGCCGACCCGACAACCACCTTGTCGGCTCCCCGGACAGCCGGATGGCCAAGTC